CAAGGCATCCACCTCGGCAGTGGCCACATGGAAGCCACTGACGGGCATCGCCTGATGCGTTACGCCATTGACCTGCCAGATGGCCTAGACCTCGTGCTGCCCGCCAGCACCATGCGTCTGCTGCAGGATCGCGTGGTCACCATCGCCGTTGCCAAAGGGCAAGCCGTGATCGACGCAGGTGATGGCATCACCATCTACAGCCGCATCATGGATGGCACCTACCCAGACGTGGCCAAGCTGGTGCCCGCTGAGTTCAAAAGCACCATCACCGCTGATCGTCGCCGCCTGACCCGTGCATTGGAGCGTGTTGCCATCATTGCCGATGCGCACAACTCCATCGTCAAGATCGAGGCAGCAGGTGGCACCATTGCCATCACCGCTGAATCAGACGCCAACAACGGCAAGGAGCTGCTCAAGGTGGAAGGCATCGCTAATGGCGCATGGGCGTTTAACGTCCACTACCTGCTAGACGGCATCAAGGCGTTTAAGCCCGCAGAAGCCATCACGCTGCACGCCAATACGGCAACCACACCCGTGGTGTTGACACCTAGTGGCGTGGACGGTGTAACTTATCTGGTAATGCCTGTGCAGGTTAGAAGCTAGCATTTATGTATGGCCAGATCTAAGACCAAAGACAAAACTCACTACACTCACGAAGAGCTGTTGTGCATTTGGTCGGAACTGGCCGAGATCATTGCTGCTGGTAATAACCAGATCTCCATCCCCAAGCTCATCATTGAAAAATGGGGGGTGTGCCGCCCTACCGCCGACAAGTGGTACGACTGCGCCAAACAACTGCTGTACCAGACATGGGATCAATCAACCTTGGCTGAAATGAAAGCCAAGCGTTTGCAAACGCTGGAGATGACAATCGAACGCGGAATGCGGACTAACCAGTTAGGTTCAGTGATTGGCGCAGTCAGGCTGCAGGCTGAAATGCTTGGACTTGTTGGCAAGTGAGCTGCATTGAATCCGAGCTGCTTACACGCTCGGCATTGCAATTAGATGAATCAAATCAGCTTGACCTAGAGGAGCGCCTTAATACCATCCGCGCTGACCTGCACCCGGGGCAGCTTGCGTTTGTAGACGACAGCAACACGCAGATCCTTGGCATCTCAGCTGGTTATGGCGCCGGCAAGACACGTGCGCTGTGCGCTAAGGCGGTGATGCTGGCCGCGGCCAATCAAGGCTTCATCGGCGCAGTAATGGAGCCGACTGGCCCATTGATCCGTGATATCTGGCAGAACGACTTCGAGCAGTTCCTAGAGGCGTATGAGATCCCATACACATTCAGGGCAAGCCCGTTGCCGGAATACATGCTGCACCTGCCGGGCGGCGACACGAAGATCCTGTGCCGCAGCTTCGAGAACTGGAGCCGCATCATCGGTTTGAACCTTGCATGGGTGCTCGCCGATGAGATCGACACCGTGACTCCCAGCATTGCCAATAAGGCATTCCCCAAGATCCTTGGCCGCTTGCGGTCCGGCAACGTGCGGCAGTTTGGTGCTGCCAGCACGCCAGAGGGTTTCCGCTGGATGTGGAACACGTTTGGCAGTGAGGACGCCAAAGGGCGCGCTGATCGCAAGCTGATCAAGATGCGGTCAGCAGACAACCCGCATCTGCCGCCGGACTTTATCGAGCGGCTAGAAGCCAACTACGACCCCAACCTGCTGCGGGCGTACTTGGATGGAGAGTTCGTCAACCTCACCACCGGCACCATCTATGACCGCTTCAGCCGCGAGAAGCACGTGGTAGCTGAGCTGCCGGACCTGGACCGCGAGCCGCTGCGTATTGGCGTTGATTTCAACGTTGGCAACATGTCTGCAGTGATCGGCGTCCGCACCGGCAACAACCTGCTACTGATTGATGAAATCAGCGGCGCCCATGACACCGATGCATTGGCGCAAGAGATCCAAGCGCGTTACCCGCAGCGGCGCATCTACATCTACCCAGATGCCAGCGGCGGCAACCGCAGCACCAACGCAAGCCAGACCGACATCCAGATCCTGGAGTCCTACGGCATGTCAAACCAGTCACCACGCGCAAATCCTCCCGTCCGTGATCGCGTGGCTGCTGTTCAAGCTTTGCTGGAAAACGGCAAGGGTCAAGTCCGGCTCACCATTCACCAGCGCTGCAAGCGGTTGATTGAATGTCTAGAGCTGCAGTGCTACACCGACAAGGGCGATCCGGATAAGGATGCCGGCCATGACCACATGAATGACGCACTGGGTTACCTGATCTGGCGTGAGTTCAACCCATTGCACGCAGGTGCTGGGCGATCTACGGGTATCAGACTATATTGATTCCGCCAACCATTACCACTACCCATGCTCAAGGGTGCTGAACTACTCGCTAAGGTCAAAGAACTGGCCGGCAATGCAACCAAGTCCGAAATGGTGCGAGAATGCGGCTACACCTCGCTCAAAACAGATGGCACTGAACGATTGAGCTTCAGCGCTTTCTATGACGCATTGCTCGAAGCAAAGGGTTTTGAGCTTGAAAAGGCACCTAAGCGCGGCCGCGGCCTGACCTACAAAGCCAAGGTGCAATTCAATGGCAAGCTGCAGATTGGTGACGGCTACCTGCGCGAGATGGGTTACAAGCCCGGCGCTGAGTTTGACATCAAGATACGCGGCAACAGCATTACGCTGACTGCTGCCTAAACTGCACCTATGACTGCGGCGCTGTAATGTACACAGGCTTTAATAACTACGACCGACCTATTGCGCAGCGCCGCGTTACTCGCGTGCAGGATGCCAATACGGCGTGGTATGCACAAGAGGCGCATTGGATCCTGATCGAGGATCTGCTGCAAGGCACTTATGGGATGCGCCGCAAGCATCGCCGATATCTGCCGCAAGAGCCGCGCGAGCTAGACGAGTCCTATGACAACCGCCTTGCACGCAGCGTATGCCCGCCGTTCTATCAACGCCTAGAGCGGATGCTGGCTGGCATGTTGACGCGTAAGCCCGTGCGGCTTGACGACACTGCTGACATCATCCGTGAACAGTTGTTTGATGTTGACCTGCAAGGCAATGACCTCAACGTCTGGACCTACGAAACCACCCGTAAGATGGTCCGTTATGGCCACGTTGGTGTACTGGTGGATGCACCTGCTGATGGGGGTAGACCCTACTGGGTGAGCTATACACCACGGCAGATCCTTGGCTGGCGCGCTGAGCAGCAGGAAGGCCGGCAGGTGCTGACGCAACTGCGCCTGGCTGAGATGGTCACCGTGCCTGATGGTGAGTTCGGCGAGAAGGCAGTGGAGCAGATCCGTGTACTGACGCCAGGTGAGTTTCAACTACACCAGAAGCAAGACAACGGAGATTTCCAAGTTGTCGACGAAGGCCGCACCAGCCTTAGCGAGATCCCGTTTAGCGTTGCCTATGCGCAGCGCCACGGCTTCATGGAGTCACGGCCACCGCTGGAAGACATCGCCGAGCTGAACCTGAAGGCGTATCAGATCCAGAGTGACCTCGACAACCAGCTCCACATCAGTGCTGTGCCGATGCTGGCGTTTTATGGCTTCCCGTCTGCAGCAGAAGAAGTCAGCGCCGGACCGGGTGAAGCCATCGCATTCCCCGCTGATGGCCGCGCTGAATACATCGAACCCGCTGGCCGCAGTTTTGACTACCAGTTCCGCAGGCTTGAGCAGCTTGCACTGCAGATCAACGAGCTAGGGCTATCGGCAGTGTTGGGCCAGAAGCTATCCGCTGAAACTGCTGAGGCAAAGCGCATTGATCGCAGCCAAGGCGATAGCACCATGATGGTGATTGCGCAGAACGTGCAGGACATGATCGACAACTGCCTGCAGTTTCATGCGCAGTACATCGGCAACAACACATCACCTGGCAGCAGCTATGTCAACCGCGACTTTCTCGGCACACGCCTTGAGCCGCAGGAGATCCAATCGCTGCTGCAGCTTTACACCTCAGGCACCATCACGCAGGAAACGTTGCTGCGTGAGCTTGCCGAAGGCGACGTACTAGGCGACGACTTTAACGTGGATGAGGAGCTTGAAGCTACGGCCAATGCGGGGCTTGATCTACAACCTGCTGGACTGGGTAACCGACCGCTTAGTGGACCTGATGATCTGGATGGAACCGAGGAAACCCAGGAGACAGGAGCTTGATTATCACGTCAGCGCCTTGCCGCAAGAGGTCTTAGCCATCGTGCGGATCAGTTGGTACAAGCAAGGCAAGCCAGATGAAATTGATGAAACCATCTTGTTTGAAGACGGCCAAAACGGCTACGACGCATTTGCTGCATTGATCACTACTGCACTGAACCGCGGCGCTAACGTCAGCATCCGCAGCGGCTACCAACCGGAAGATCTTGGCATTGAACGATGAGCACACCAGAAGCGCTCTATCGCAATGCAATCGACCTGAACCGCTACAGCAATAGCGTTGCGCGGCGTGTGATCAATGCCTACAACGACATCATCATTGATGCAGTCAATCAGCTACGCACCATTGATGAGCTGTCAGCACCAGTCAAGGCAGCACGGCTGCGGGCGATCCTTGCGCAGCTCAAGGACTCGCTTGGTACGTGGGCAGGCGACGCAACGGAGCTGACTGCATTGGAGCTGCAGGGCATTGCGCAGTTGCAGTCTGAGTTTGTGACCGATCAACTGCGGCGTGCATTGCCGGCAGGTGCACGTGATGCAGTGCGCACCGTCGAGATCAGCCCGCAGTTTGCGCAGTCAGTGGTCACTACTGATCCAACGCAGATCAACGTGGTGGCGCTGTCGGATGATTTGTTTGCTGCCGTGCAAGGTGCACCGGCAACATTCAGCCTCACCGCAGCGCAAGGCGCCACGATCACGCTGCCCAATGGCGAAGTGGTCACCAAAGCATTCCGCGGCATTGCCGTTGACCAGGCTGAGCGGTTCTCTCAAGTCGTGCGGCAAGGCTTGCTAACTGGTGAGCCGACGCCAGCCATTGCCAAGCGGCTGATCGGAAACCTTGAATTTGGCGAAGAAGCCAAGACCGTGAAGCAGCTAGTTGCAGCGGGAGGCCAGGCAACAGCGGTTGCCGATAATCAGATCGTTAGCCTTGTGCGCACCAGTATCAACCAAGTAGCCAATGCAGCTAGCCAGCAGGTATATGAGGCCAATCAAGACATCACTAAAAAGTATCGCTATGTGGCAACACTGGATACCCGCACCAGCAGCATTTGCCGTGCATTGGATGGCCGCGAGTTTGAATACGGCAAAGGCCCAACACCGCCGCAGCACTTCAACTGTCGCAGCACGACAGTGCCGGTGATCGACTACGACGAGCTGGACTTTATACCACCACCACCAGCTAAGCGCGCATCAGCAGGCGGTCAGGTGCCGGCGGACGTGTCTTATGGCGACTGGCTGGCAAACAAACAAAAGGGCGAATCCGACGCAGATCTCTTGGCCCGGCAAGCGAAAGCGCTAGGAGCTCAGAAGGCGAAATACTTTAGAAGGCTTGCGGAAGATCGCGGGCCTGATCAAGCCATCGCCAAGTTAGTCCGTGATGACGGCTCAGAGCTAACCTTAAATCAGCTTCGCGCACGATATGGACCTGCCTAGCCTGCGCCATTTTCAGAATGCTGGCATCTACTACATCTCGAGTGATCCCGTAGAAGCACTGCATGGCGAGGCATGGGTGCCAGCTATCTACACCGACAAGGGATGGGCAACAGCTGACGGCTCTACACTGTTAACAGGCATTGAGGAATGGCGGGATGGTCAAGAAGAAGGACAAGGTAGCCAAGGTGATGGGCGAGTACAAGCGGGGGACACTCCAAAGCGGCAAGCCCGGACCAGGCAAGGGTCCAAAGGTAAAAAGCCGCAAGCAGGCAATAGCAATTGCCCTATCTGAAGCCGGCAAATCACGCAAAGGTAAGAAGTAATGGCTAAGAAACCCGGCCTCTACGCCAACATTGCCGCCAAGCGCAAGCGCATCGCAGCCGGCAGCAAGGAGCGCATGGCGCGCAAGGGTGAAGCCGGCAGGCCATCTGCTGCTGCGTTCAAGGCGGCCGCTAAGACCGCGAAGAAAAAGAAGTAATCAGCACGGCTAGAATGCGATTATGAATTCATAAAAGCCAATGGCCCGTACTTACAAACGTGACTCCAGAGGGCGCTTTGCCGGCGGCGGCGGCGGCGGGAGCAAATCCAAAGGCGGCTCTACGCGTTCCGCTAATACCGCTCGCTCTAAAGAATTACAAGCTAAAGGCACAACTGCCATCGGCGGTCGCGTCAAGGCGAAAGGCTTTTCTGGTCAAAAAGCCGCTCAGCAACGCGCTGGTGGACTTCGAGCTACGAATACGAAAGGCTTGAAAACAAAAGGCACCGGTGCAGGTGCAGGCACTCGTGCTGGCATGAAGGCCAGTGCTGCTCAGGCTGGAAAAGCACGCTCCAAGGCTGCCTCTAAGGGCGCCAAGAAAATGAGCAAGGCCCCAGTGAGTGCTGCTAAAACTCGCTACAAGGAACTGAGCGGCCGCGCTCGTCGGTCTTCCCCTCTCCGTTCTGCAGCGGACAACCGCAAAGCCGCTGGCGCTAAGCGCAGCCTCGCGACAATGATCAAAAAGCGCGGCGCTTGATTAACTTGCGAATTCATCCCAAGTCCCCAAGTTTTCCATAATCTCTTGGGCAAAATCGGTGATGAACACCAAATCGCCATCCTCATCTCGAGCGATGGCGATAATTCTTGATAGGTGCATGTTGCCAACGGTGGCAAATAAGCACACCTCACTGCCGTCTTCGTCGACATCAATGATCCGCTTTAACGCATTGCGAATAGCGCGTGATCCAAGGCCGTCTGGGTCTGATGCGATAATTTCCATGCGGCTAGCCTAGTCCAGCGACGGCCGATGGCGCCATGATCACATACCGCGGCGAGCAGTTTGACGGCTACAACAAGCCGAAGCGAACGCCGAAGCATCCGAACAAGTCGCACGCGGTGCTCGCCAAGGAAGGTGACAAGGTAAAGCTGATCCGCTTTGGGCAGCAAGGCGTCAGCGGCAGCCCATCACGAGAAGGTGAATCCGCCGCGGCCAAAGCACGCCGTGCATCCTTCAAGGCTCGACACGCCAGCAACATTGCCAAGGGCAAGATGTCCGCTGCGTATTGGGCTGACAAGGAAAAGTGGTAACGTAGAAGTGCAATTAAGCCTGCGGCTTATCCATGTCTGATGAACAACAAACCCAGGAGCCTGCGGCTACTACTGGGAATGCTGATGTACTGCAGCGCAGTATTGAAGCATTAGAACGCAAGAATCAAGAGTTGATTGCAGAGTTGCGTGCAGCAAAGAAATCCAAGGCGCCTGATGGGGTCAATGTCGATGAACTGCTGGAGTTCAAGCGCAACTATGAGCAGCAGCAGCTTGAATCCCAAGGCAAGTATCAAGAAGCCCGGCAAGCTTTGGAGCAGCAGTTCCGTGAGGCGACGGCGGAGAAGGACCAGCGCATTACAGAACTTGAGTCCCGCGTCCGCGAGCTAGAGCTGGTCACACCAGCAGTCACGGCATTGGCTGAGATCGTGCACGATCCTGATCTTGTGCTCAAGACCAAGTTGTCGCCTGATGCAATCCAGCGCGAAGCGGATGGCACTGTGGTCGTGGTCGATGGCTACCAGCGCACACCCGTCAGCGAATGGGCCAAGACGCTGCCCGCATGGATGCAGAAGCAACCCAAGCCGCAAGGCAGTGGCGCACCAACCGGCGGCAGCAATGGCGCCATCCCTGCCGGTATGGCTAATCCATTCAGCCGCGAAGGATTCAACCTCACTGAGCAGTCACGGCTATTCCGTACAGATCGTGACCTATACGACCGGATGAAAGCAGCAGCTAACCGTTAGTATTTGAGTGTCTGCTCGTGATGGCTGCGCCACATAGAGCCTGGGGCTGCGCCCACATCCGTAAACCCTTTTTGAGGATTAGTCATGGCGACCCTTCGCTCTGACATCATCATCCCCGAGGTATTTACGCCTTACGTCATTGAGCAAACCACTCAGCGTGATGCCTTCCTGGCTTCCGGTGTGGTGCAGCCTCTGGCGGAGCTAAATGCCACCGAGGGCGGTGATTTCATCAACGTTCCCTTCTGGAAAGCCAACCTTTCCGGTGA